TATCATCAGTGTAACCACGCATAAAAACTCTAAGTTCGTACTCTGTATACTCAGACTCTCTATCATGATTCAACTGTAACGAATCAAAGTCAAACCGGATCATACCGTGAAAGTAAGTTCCTGTTCCTTCTGCGTTTATCTCTTCAGATGTTCTAACACTCTCGGCCAATACTTCGTCGTTCTGATAAACCTGTACAACCAATTCTCCGGTCGCGGGCGTTCCCCATTTGATAATCCAAGGTCTTATATGTGCGACATTCATGCTGCGTTTAATACGAAACTTAGAAGGAAACGTAATGCCGTCGAATAACTCATCTACTACTAGTGTCATTATCCTGCCTGTTGTACGTCAACTGACGTGTTGTAAGTTTGTCCGCCAGATGCTGTCCATGTTGGCATAGAATTAAAGTAGCCATATACAGTTAGTTTATATTCACCACTATTCATTCCATCACCCTGTTTATCAATAATCATCCATAATGGTATACTACTACCGTGTCTTATAAACATTTCATCAAGTTCTTCTTGTTCGGCCTTTATACAAAACTCTACGGCCCCACCTAAAGTCTTAATTTTATTACGTTTGTCAATAAACTTTTGTCCATATTTATTTGCTGAAACAGAGCTTTGGTCATTGAATCCGTACTGAAAGCTAGATATAGATAGGTTTTGTTGTAGTAATTCGATTCTCTCCCCAATAAATATATTCGAGACCTCCACAAACGATCCAGATCCAGACATTGTGATCTCAACAAAGCGATGTGAAACAGGATCAATATACTCGTAACCCATGAGATTTTCAGCGGAAAGTGTTATAGGAATTGCAACGGATGAACTGAAGTCTGTAGTTAGCGACGTTTTAATAGACACAGATGTTAAACCCAATTCTTCGTTTGTATCACCATGTATAGCAAAAGTGTCCATTGTCCGGGTTTGTTGTACGTCGATTACCATAACAACATCGTTTTCCTGACTACGAAACTTAACCGCTGTTGCGTCGTTCTTTACGTTTGACAAAGGGAACTGGGCATTCTCTGTACCTGTAGTTAGTGTAACAACACCATCGTTTACTAAGTTATCTGATAAAAATGATATACCACAAGCCATTATTGTACTTCTCCTAATTGTCCACCGTTAGCAACCCATCTAGATACTGATTCAGAAACAACTTCGCCATCTAACACAGACTGTACTGTTATGTTCATCGGTTGTCCACCAGATCCACCACCACGATTAGCCATGTTAAATAAATTAGATTGTTGTTGACGTGTTAGAACCATCTCACCTGAGTTTACGTTTGCCGCGACATTATCACCAGTAAACGAATTACCAGGAACAATACCGCCTGTTTCAAAAGAAGGTTTAGTCGAAGCTATTGTTGCAACACGAGCAGCTGCCTGTGCACCAGCCGCGATACCCAATGGGATTGTAAACGGCGGCCCAGGTGGTGTAGCAATTGCTTGTTGGACAGATAGAACACCACGAATGCTTGCCTCTGCTAAAGAGAATGCCTTTGCTATTTCAAAGTTCTTTTTACCACCAAGTCTTGCGATATCAGCTAATGCACCGAATGTTCCTGACGCGCCTTGTAAAGCAAATTGTTGTTTTAGTTTCTGTATACGTACTTCATCGTCTGCTGCTTTTTGTCGGAGCTTGGTTTGTTCGTTTAATCCTGTTTCAATTGCCTGGTTGATAAGTATTTGTTTCTCAGTTTCATTTGTTGCTGCATTTATTCCGGCCTGTATGCGTGCTTCTTCTTCTCGACTAAAGCTCTCTTCCAAACGGATAAGTCTTTCGTCTGTGAATATCTGCTCTTGTTCTTGACCAAATAATCTCTGCGTTTCCTCGGCTATAGCTACTTGTTCTTTAGCCGATCTAAGTTTTTCCTGAAGCTCTTGTTCTCTTTTTAGCTTATCTTCAGCTGCTTTAATTTCTTCCGCAGTTAACGCCTTGATTGATTCAACTTTCTTTGTATTATTTCCAACTACAGTCTCAGTTTCAGCGTTTGATGCTTCAGTAATCGTTTGTAGCTCATCTTCAAAACTTTGTCTTCCTGCTTCAATTGCTAAGTTAACTTCTTTTTGTGAGGCATCAATAGATGCTGCTGATTCTGCAAAAGTGTCCGCTGTAGATCCTAGTGCGTCAGATACGTCAGATGTAAAGTTCTTTGCTGCTTCCGCTGCCTTCTGAAATGCCGTATCCTGTAGACCCAAAGCCGAAGCAACATTACTTACCGTACCAAGAAAATCGCTAATAATAGAAACAATTCCCGATAGCGCTGTCGAAATACCAGAACGGAACAGGTCGAAAGCCTTTAATGAGTTTAGAACTACGTTTGATAATAACTGAAACGCGTCTATACCAATACGAATTGCCGCAGGAACAAAGTCGCCGACAGACTGACCGAACTTTTCAAATGCTTTTGTATTACTTAATGTTTGTATAAATGTTGTAGTTGCTGTTGTTATTGCTTTTACTGCTGGCCCAAATTGAGAACCTAGCTTAGCTGTTACAAGTTCAAGGTTATCACCAAGAGTAGATATACGTCCTTCTAGTGTCCTACTACGTTTAGTAAGACCTTCAAAGGCAAAACTACCTTCTTCGTTAAGAGACTTGAAAGCACGTTCGAATGTATCAAAGTCAACCTTACCATTAGAAACCAGGTCCTTAACGGCAGACTCCGCAACACCGAGTGTTTCCGCTAATGCTGGTCCGATTGGAATGGCTCGTTCTTGAAACTGTAATAGTCTCTCTCCTGTTAATTTACCCGCGGCCGCCACCTGACCAAAGATCAAAGATAACTCAGAGATGTCAGCACCAGATGCGGCGGAAACGTCACCAAGATCAACTAAATTTTCTTTAGCTTCTTCAGCTGTAAACCCAAATGATAATAATCTCTGTGTTGCTTTTGCTAGATCTTTAAACTGAAACGGGGTTGATGCCGCAAACTCCTGTAAATCCTTTACTATGTTTGCTGCCTCGGCTGCTGATCCAGTTAGTACTTCAAACTGTGTTGATAATGTTTCTAATTCACCGACAGTACCAATAGCGGCGGATGCCAGACTTTTAATCCCCGAAACAACTCTACCAAATCCAGCGGCAGCGATATTACCAACGAAAGATCCTAGAGCAACTCCAGAAGCGGTTATTCCCTTATTTAGGTTAGTGAATTCTTTACCAGTCCTGTTAACAGACTTGCGTAGGTTATCAATGCGTTGCTGCGCGTTACGTTGATTAACCGAAATGTCAATTTTAATATCAGCCATGTTTTCTCTTTTTCTGAAGAGCTTTCTGCGCAGCCTCTTTGGCTTCAAACTCTAATTGTTGGAGGGTGTTAAATATATCGATTAGTTTAGCTGGTTGTTCCGAAAAACTTCCAGGAGTCGGTAATATACCATTTTTGTATGCTGTATATGCGCCATATATGTATGTGAAACGAGGGTATTTATATAGCTTAGTTGTATGGAAAACAACATTCAGTGACTTATAAGACGTTCCTTGTTTGTCCTTAAGTACATAACGTATCTTGTCTTCGGAATACCCGCGATCTCTTAAAACTTGTTCTTCGTCATCCTTGTCTGCATTATTGTAATTTGCAATGATTTGAACGTACTCAACATCAGAAAGTGATGATAGGTCCATTACCTTGAAGTATAGATACTCCCATAAGAAACCTAGGAACCACGGGCTTACTTCTTTTTTCTAGAAGGCCCTCTTTCTATTGTTACTCCCTGCATCTTTTCACCAGTGTTTGGATCCATAAGTTGCTTAGGAACTCCATGTAAAAGCGTTGTACATAAAATACTTAGTTTCTCGTTCTGCTCAAGGTTGAGTAAGTCATCGACACATTCGTCGGTTAACTCGTTGTTCTCAACTTCTAACTCGTAAGGGTTGCCCTCTGAGTCTTCAACTCCGCCGATTTCTTTGATAGCAAACTTTAAAGCCATTCTGGCTGCACGGACTATATCCATTGCGTTTCCTGTAATCAATTGTGTCTGTACTTCACATTTCTGTTCGAAACTTAGTGGGCTAATCTTAACCCAGATATCGTCTACTTTTACTTTGATCTTATCTTTTGTTTTGTGTATTCTTGCCATTATTGCCTCCCAACAAATTAAACATACCCCCGGCTATTAACTCCGGGGTGAACACCTTCAAGCCTTTCAACCTCTGGGTGTTGAATAAAGCTTACATGAATGCTATTTTCATTTCTTCTTCGGTACCAGCAGGTCCGCGAGTTGCTTGAAAAGTAACGTCTTCAACTAAAAGACCGTCTGTGTCGCTTTCACCGAGTTCAGTAGTAACAACATTAGTTAACAACACTGCTACAGCGTTATCAAATTCACCTGTTGGATTACAGTTAGCATCTAATCTAGGATTAAAAGCGTATGCAAACAACGTGTAAGGTGTGTTACATTTGAATAGGTTAAA